GAATCTAAAGCACCACTAAGCGTTTTAAACTTAATTGCACTTGAGCCAGCAGTAGTAATAACTACTTTACCTTTTAAAGTTGTTCTATCTGATGCATAAACTTCGCATACTAATCCTAAATAAGAAGCGTCAACTGTACTAGACAGTCCTACGATTTCATTAATTGCTAATGAAGCTGATTCAGTATCTGCGTCTGTTCTATTTGCAATATCAGCATTAGCTTGGAACTCTTGCTTGTTCCATGGATTACGATGTTCAAACATTTTAAAAGTGGGGTCATTTGGTGTTCTCTGTTCCTGATTAGCCACAATCGTTGTAAACGGAGTTACATCAGTCCAAAGTTCTTTTACGACTTGTGGGCTGATGTAAAAATCTCGCCGATCAGTATATAAAACACCTGAGCCACTTAGGTTTTTACCTGTTGCCATTTTACTATTTCCTTAGTTTACTCTGTTGTAATAAGGCTGCATTAAACATATCTTGTTCGTTTTGCGGAGCTTGGCTAGTTCCTTTTTCCACTGATGGAGTTCTAGGAACAGACAAAGCTTGTTGCGTTTGAGCATATTGTTGTTTCTTCTGTTCAGCACTTATTTGATTAGGTGTTGGAGCATTCTGTATATCAAATAGTTTAGCTAATACATCAAGAGTTACGTTATTAGGATTTGTAGCCCAGCCAATAAAATCAGCTGCCTTCATATCATTCCATCCATAAGAACTTTTTACAGAGTTATATGCATCATTCATCATTGACTTTTCTTGTTGCTTAGCCATCATTTGTTCTTGCTGTGCAACACGTGCATACTCTATGTTCTTAAGATAGTCATATCGTTGGTCTTGATATTGTTCTTTAGCCATTCTATATCTAAAAGAATCGCTCTCTGGATCGTTATAGGCATCTACTTCACTGTAGTTCATCGGTCTTTCTGGTGGCGTAGGCTCCTTCAACGAATCATCCTGTGGCTGTGGTTGGGTTTCGTTGGAGATTGGAGCTTGTTGCATAGAACTAACAGCTTTCTTGTATAATTCAAGTTCAGCTGCCATGCCTTCTGCTTCATTCTTAGCCTTATCAGCCTGTGATTGCCAATATGCCATTCTATTCGGATCCTCTTTTGCAGATACGTCTTGTTCAGCAACCGAGCTGCCCTGCTCAGTTTGAACTTCTTGTGGAGTTTCCCCCATAGGTGCTTGGGTAATTGAAGGTTCGAGAGGTAAGGTATCTGCTACTGGCTCTGGTGCAGGTGCATCAAATACATCTACCCCTTGACCTTGACTTACTTCTTGAACTTCAGCATTACTTTGTGTTTCCATTATTCCTCCAATGGTATTATTTCATCGTTTGTAGCTTCTTGCTCAGCAACGACATTCTTTATTTTCTTAAGCTCATCATCTGATCTAGCACTATACAGTTTAGATGCCATATCGGCTCTATTGGCTGATTGCTCTAAATCAGTTTTGAACTTTTCGATTTCAACTCGCTGACGTGCATGAACGAGTTCACGTCTAGCAGTCTGCAAGTCTCCTTGCAAGTCTTTAATTGTAGCATCTTGTGATTGTACTTGACTCATGAGTTTGCTCATCTTAGAAGATCTATTCATTACATCTTCTACGTTTGCTATCTCTGTTTGTTTAAGTACTTCAATCTGATCTATAATCCCAGACTTGTACAATTCCATATAGTACTCGAAACGAGCATATCTATTAGATGGAAGTGTTGAGCCAGAAACTACTATTACATCATATTTTCCAACTGTTACATCGTTTAACTTACCTAAGAACTCACCACTAATTTGGTCGTACACAGGTTCATTTATTGTTACTTCTTTTGGTTTATGATTTGGTTGTAGTAGTCTCATGACTTTCATTGTTGTGTAAGTATATTGAATAAACTGTACAACAATCTTTGCAACTTGATTAACACATTCTTCTATGTCATCACGTTTTGACTTAATTCTTCTTTGTCCGTACTCATCAATTGCAAGAGTACCTTTATATGTTTGTGGGGTAGCAGAAGGATCTCCTTGCATCATTGCATATATACCTAGTATACGCTCAATGTCTGCTTTAGCATCTGCTTCATTTTTATATAATTCATTAGGCAATGGTATTGGTCCAGCTACAATAGGAGTTCCTAGTTCTGGATCAAATTCAATAACAGCTGTACCAGCTCGCGCCCATTCTTCCTCCAACTGTTTTTTATTCATAGAACCACGAGGAATAAGGAGCTTGACATTAGTAGAGGAGGAAGCATGAGCTACGATTAAGGAGCGTATTTTATTAATATAAGACTGGAGTCCTTTTACAAGTCTTACGTCACTTGTAGGATATGGATTCCTATTATGTCCATTCATCATAGTTATAATAGGATAATCCTCAAGCGGCAGTACGTTAATAAATAATAACTGACCACCTACGCTTACTGTTTGTTTGATTCTTTTTAATTCTATTTGATTGTATAGAATATTACCTGTTTCTATTAAATCTCCAAAAGTAACACGTGTAAGTATAGTTGTACTGCCTTCAACACCTGCTTCAGTTTCCTCGCCTTGCATCATTACTTGTTCTTGTGTCATTGGATTAATTGCTAAGTGGAATACATTTCCAAATTCTTTTTCAATGCTTTCGTATTTTACTACTTCATTATCATCTGTAATAATACGTTCATTGTCTTGATTAAATACTTTATATGCAGGTTTAGCTGCATAGTCCTCATAGTCTTGAGGCTCTAGTATCTTCTCATCATTAAGATAAGGATCGAATACTCTAAAGTGTGGAACCGTTATCTTTTCATATCTATCTATTAGTTCTAACTCTCTATCATCTCCAGAATTGATTCGCTGGGCATCTATATCTTCTTTACTAACAATCTGGCTTTCAAGCCCTGTTCTGATAGATTCTGTTTGAGGAGCAACAGTTACTTCAGTAGCAGTACGGATTGTTTCTTCTAAATCTGGATACATAGAGAGGAGATGTTTCTCAGAATAGAGTTTAGATACGATAATCGAAGATGCATCTCTGGAATATGCATCCTGGGATGAAGGATCTATGTATACATCAAGTGGATCAATCGCCTTGACAAAGATATCACCTTTACCAAAATCAGCTAACGGATCATGGTGTACCATAAAGCACCCCATACCTTTGACATAATAATCGTCAATAGCTTGTTTTAGTTCGGTGTTACCCTTCGAGTTTTCCCATACCCAGCTCATTAAATCAGAAAATACTTGTCCAGTTTCTACATCACTACCCTCTCTACCAGTAGACTGGAAACGTGGAGAGTTTGATGTAAGCATAGCTTTTGCCTGTTCCACAGCAGGATATATAACATTTACAACTAGGGGTTCTTGCGCTCTTTGACGTAAAGAGTCTATTTGAGATTTAGTCCATTGAGCGCCATTACGAAACTCATTGTCTTCAGCAGCTTGGCTTGCCCATGAATCACGAACTGATGAATAATCTCTTAGGAGATCTTCCGATATTTTAACTTCTGGATGTTTCTCTGCCATAGTATTGATCCATGAAGTTAGACATAACTATATCATAAAAGTTTCAAGTAATTAGCCAATCATCCGATTTTTTTCCAAATTTTCCTTGTATGTGATGATTATTTGTTTTATGCATCTCATGATTTGGAGGGTAATTATGTTTAGTTGCATAATATAACCCATCTAACAGGTCATCGTGTTTTCCCCTGGGAAACATTAATAGCTCATCTTTAAGCTCAGTCATGTTCTTCTGTATATGCATCTTCTTTTGTGCAAAGAATGGGTGCATAGTTTCAAGTCTGGATGACTTACTTGAACGTGGAGATTCTTTTATTTCAAGACCTGGTATGAATAAACCCTCTTCATCTGCCCTGGTACGTAAGTAATCACGTAGCATTTCTTGATATCCTACAGACTCAATACGTGTCTTAACTGGTTTATACAATTTAAAGTAATCTATTATCTTATCTGCAAGATCCATAGGCTTACAACGTTTGCGAAAGTAAGGCAGTACATATTTATTATTCTTTTCATCCACAGCTACTGACACTATAGTTGAGTAGTCTGCATGTTTTTTGATTGAACTAGCTGGATCTACACCCATGAAGATATTAACAGGCACTGTCTTACCTGACGCAAATTCTATAAATGATTCATTATCTACCCACGTAATGTTTCCATCGTATACTTGTAGGTATTCTTCTTTAAACATTTGTTCTTCGTCACCTATTATCTCACATTGGTATTCACGATAAAACGAAGATACCCTACCAATAGACTCCAATGAACGCTTTTCAGCTTCTAATTTTTCTTTTGACCACATCTCTTTCCATAACGCAGTACCATCATCCTGTAATGCTTTGTACCTACGTGATGTCCACCCATCTGTTTGTGTCAATGTTTCTACCATACAACGTTGATGCTGCGGTGTTCCAATAACTGCAAGTCTTCCACGCTTAGCGTCTAACGCAGGTATCATAGATTGCAGCAACCATTTAAGATTATACTCCATAGCTTCAGATGTTTTAGTGTTTATCATATCTTCTGGATCATCTAAAACAACTAACGTTGGTCTTTGGTTACCATGCTTTAGTCCTACAACCTGTTGACCTGTACCTCTGCACATAATCATTGTATCGTCTTTTAATACAATCTCTGTTCTTGCCCATGTACGTGCAGAGTGCTGTCCCCAGTATCCATAAACACTGCGTAGCTCTGCACTGTACTCTAAAGCATTCTTAATCGTTTGTAGTAATCGAACAGCGTGTCCTTCTGTTTTCGAAGAAAGAACAATAAACTTAGTACCTTTTTCTGTTAATATATGCCATATAGGGAATACACAAGCTACTAACGATGATTTAGCATGACCACGTGGTGCTATTATATTTAACTTGTTATTAGAGCGATCTATTAATAATTCTGCTATTTCATGATGAAAATCAGGAGATGCAGACGAAAACATATTAGGAAAACATATCTTTCCAAATAATATAATATCATTAGCTAATTTATCTTGTATAGACGTTACACTCAAAACTGTGCTACATATTTCTTTTTTTCGTAGGCTGACATATTCTTAGGACACTTAGGTAGATTTTTAACCTTAGTACCTTCAAAAGCAGTGTTAATGATACCACAATGCAAATTATCCTTATAAGTTGCAGCAAACCCACACATTCTATTATCTTTATATATGCAAGGTTCAAACATTAATAACAGGCACTAGGTGGTAATTCATCTTCATCTTGCAGTCTTTTTATAAGATCATTGATATACCACTTAGCTTTTTCTAAATCTTTTATTGTATTACCCTTATGTGGACACCTAACAATATATTTAATTATATTACCTCTAAACCAATCCATCTGCCATGATGCAATAAAGTCTGTAACCTCAATACCTTTAGTGTAATGGTCTGGGTGGTTTACATCATCACTCATCATTACTCTCCAACTCTTCTGTTTTACGTGATGCTACCATTTTCTTCTCCTCTGTTTCTATTTGATCCATTATCTGATTGGTCATATCTATCTGCAATGTGTCTGTAGTAACCTTCTTATTAGGTTTCATTTCTAACATTTCTACAAAATTCTCAGCTGCACGCAGCATATTAGACACATCTTGCTTTTCTTCTGCAATATCTATTGCTTTTAGTATTGTATCTAGGACAAATCCTTTATCAATACCTTTCTGAGACATTATTTCCTTTAATTTCTCTGATACCATGTCTTTTACTACCTTTTCTTTAAATAATCTTTTGACAGTTGCCTCTGGAGCCTTCTGATCTGGGCGATATACCTTTCCAAGCTCGTTCCAGTTAGGTTTCTGCCCAGTTAGCAGCTGTCCTACGTACGCATCTACTACGTTTTTCGTACGATTCTTGTTTAATTCCCTCTTCTGCCACCTCTGTGGCTTTACCATAGAGTAAATACCTGCTGCTCTATTGGGTTCGTAGAGTAATTTAGAGTTCTTAGACACCCATTGTACACCGCAGGTTAACTTTACCTCTATCTTTTTCCTACCATCCCTTACTTCGTACTCTGTACGCTTTATACACTTAGCAACATAGCCATCATCTGTATATGCCCAGTCATGTTCTTTAGCATCTTTCCAGTATACGCATGGATATGGTGACTCATCCTGCTTATATACAGGAAACTCACACATCTTTCCCATGTATCTTCTTTTAATTAGTTCCATGTATGTAGGGATTAATATATATACTATTAATACTAGTTATAATATACATACTATGTAATACATTACTAAATGTATGTATTAAGCTAATCCAAACTCTTTTCATCTTTTGTTAAGTGTTGTTTTATAATTTCTTCTACAATCTTTTGTTCAGCTTGATATGCATCAAAATCATGTAAATACATTTCAAATGCCTTATCTATCTCATCTATAGTAGTTTCATGATCTTCAAATTTTCCAGTACTCGGATTAAATACTTCGTATATTTCTTTTTTAGGCATATATAATCTATGTTTAAAATATTATCTTATACAAATTGTATGTGATGAAGTTTCAAAAATTAGTTTACATTGTGTGTGGGAGGTATTTACGTTACCTACCCCCGTTGAATTACGGGTTGGGGTTGTAGATTAGGTTACGTTTCCAAGTTAAGTTTCGTTCACACCCTGGTATGAATACTATTAACTAACTACTATAGGAGTATATATGTTTAACAAATTAACTAACCTTGCAACAACCACTGGTCTAGTAACGCTAGGCGTAGCCATCATCACTACACGTACTGCTATCAAAGCAGGTAAGAAGTGTAAAGATGTAGGCAAAGAGTATGTCGATACTATGCCACATACTTACGGTGGTAAAGTAAATGAGTCTAACCAAGAAGAGGTTGTAACAGACGTTCCCTTCTAACTATAAATCCATACATACAAGAGTTGTGATGGGCATTGTATATGTCCATTCACACCCTTGTGTGATTAATATTAACAAGTACATTTACATCTGAGAAACCCTTTTATGGGAATACATTTGCTGTAAGCAATATGAAAATGACAGATGTCAGAGGACCTTCCAGGTAATCAATCCGTAAGGAGGAGGTAACACCAACATCGTGTATGTGTACTTGTTATAGTTTTTTTAAACTACTAACTAAAAAGAGGTCTTATGACATTCGTATCAATACCACTAGCACTAGCAGTCTTAATCTTAACTATACTAGCTTTATCATTTGCATGGTCATTTAGACTTGCACATAAATTAGATAAAGCATATGAGGATTATGACCTTCTTCATGCTCATTTTAAAAACCTAGAAGGTAAATATAAGATAATCAAG